CGCTTGCATAGTTCCAAGATAACTGTGTTCCTTATATTATAAGGCTTTCTGATGTGTTTGTTACTCTTTTGTTTCTATCAGGTTACTAACGCAAAAGTCTGTTTACTTCTGCTTGAACAGCAGAATAATTATATCCTGCCTGTTCTAACTTAGATTTTCGTGTTGCACCATTGCCCCACTTCCCCTGAATAACTTCCTTTGCAACTTCAGTCACAGACTTCTGTCCACAAAGTTCATTGACTTTCTGCTGAACTTCAGAATAGTTATATCCTGCATTTTCAAGTGCAGTCTTTCTTGCAGTTCCATTTCCCCATTTTCCTGCAAGAACTTCTTTTGCTACTTCAGCAACTGATTTTGTTGGTGTGGATGTTTTTCCACTTACAAGTTCATTGACCTTTGCCTGAACTGTTGCATAATCGTAACCTGCGTTTGTCAGTCTGTTCTTTCTGTCATCACCATTGCCCCATTTTCCTGCTAAGACTTCTTTTGCAATGATTGTGATGTCTTTCTTTGTTGTAGAAGGTGCAGGTGTGGATGCAGACTGTGTTGTGTATGCAGGAACACCAAATCCTCTGATATACTTTCCATTGACTGCAAGTGTTCTTCTTCCAACCTTGTTTGAAATATTTCCTTCAATGACTGTGATTGTCTTTCCATCACATTTTTCAACAATTCCTACATGGTCAGATGAACCAACATTGTCACCAATGCCTAAATCCTGCCAATCATAGAATATCACATCACCTGCTTTTGGAACATATGCATCATTTTCAACCCAACATCCAATCTGCTGAAAACCTTTAATCATGTAATTACATGAACATTCTGTTGGAATGATTCTTGTATAACCAAGTTTCACTGCAACAGCAGATACAAAGGTTGCACACCATGCATCTGTATATGTTACCTTGTAACCCCTTGGTCTTGGATTCTGTGTGTTGTATAAATCAATAATTGCTCTATGTGAACCATCTGCTTCATTATATCCAAGCCATGCTTTTGCCTGATTCACTACTGCTGTTCTATCATATGACATACTGTTGTTACCTTCTTTCTTGTCGTACTGTGTCAAATCATACTGATTGATTAACTTCATGTTGTTATCTACATAAGTAGAAGATGTTGCATATCCATCTGCCTTGATGGTTTCAAGATATGTCTTAGGGTCTGTGATGCCCTTCAGATTGCTATATCTTGGAAGCTGAATGAATTCAAAATACCCTTTGATTCCATCTTCCATGCTGTCATAAACCCTGAAATTGTCTTTGATGGTTGTCAGTGTTCCAACTTCATATTCTTCCTGTGTTGTCAGATTCACTGATTTTCCTGTCCATTTAGTCCCACATTTTAGACCAAAATAATTGTGATAGGTGGAAGCAAGTTTTGACTTGCCCCACCCACTTTCTAAGATTGCCTGTGCAATGATTGGACTATGAACCAAGATTCCATAAGACAGTGCTACCTTGCAGACTGTATCTGCAACTTTCTTGATAAATTCATGATTAGTCATTTATTACCCTTCTTTCTGTTCTGTTAAAACATCAATTGCTTTGTTGATTGCATCAGGTAATGGAAGACCCATAAGACCTGCATTTTCCACAATTGAAATCAATTCATTTGCCATAAATCCAATGATGACTGCATTTCTGATGTAATCCACACCAATTGCTAAATCTAATCTATATGCAATCAATACAAACAAAAGGGTCATGCATTTCCTGCAAAGTCCTTTCCATCCTGCTTTGCTTTCTAATGCACCTGATTCAGTTTTGTTGGACTTGTGAAAAACACCTGCAACCACCAATCCTGAAAAGTAATCAATTCCCATAAAAATAAGTAATGTAATCAAACCTGTGTCCCATCCACCAAACGCTGATGCAATTATGCTTCCAATGACACCAATACCTGTGCAAATTCCTTCTTTAATATTCATTTTGTTTATCTTCCTTTCTGCATAAAATAAGCATCATGCATTTCTGCATGATGCTTTGCTGTGTGTTATTGACTTATGCCTGACCTGCTAAATCACCACAATCAAGGTCAATCAGAACCTGAACAACCTTGTCCTTGATTCTTGCAGGGACATCATCAATTGTCTTCACACCCTTGATGATAAGTGTTGCATATACTACTGCCATGTTTTCCACTTCCTTTCTAAATAAAATATTTATGATAAGATTGGTTATCAACCTTCATCACCTACTTCAGCAAGGTCAGGATGACCTTCTTTGACCAATTCCTGCTTGACTTCATCTTTGATTCTTGTTGGTACATCACCAATGGTTTTGATTCCCTTGATGATAAGACTTGCATAAATCTTCACCATAATAATCACTTCCTTTCTATACCATCATTTCATAAATTTCACACATAGCTTCTTGTGCTTGTGTCATTTGTTCTTCAAGACTTGCATTTTTTTCTGCCTGAATTCTGATGTATTCATCTTTGTCATACTCTGTCAAAGTGAATTCATACATTGTAACTTCATCATCTGATTCAGGATTCTTCACTTTAATTTCAGTGATGCTTTCATAAGTGAAAACCTTTGATTCAGTGATTTCCACATCTTCAGGCTTCACTGTACTTCTTTGTGTTCCATACTGTTTCATGCTACTTTTCCACCTTTCTTGACATTCAATTCATAATATTTAGTTGCATATGAAATCAATGGTTCAACATATTTCTGTGTCAGTCTGAAACAATTTCCATAATCAGTCCAACCTTTGTAAGAATTTATTGAACACCACTCTGAATAGTTCATCATGTTCCCTGATTCAACTTTCTTCCTTATCTTCACCATTTTCTTTTTCATGTCTTTGCAGGTTTGCTTTCTTAATAGTACATAGGAAACAAACACCCTATAACCAAGGTAATCAATACCCCTGACATAAGTTGGAAACACTTGATAATTCTTCTTGATTTCTAACTTCATATTGTTATGGAAGTATTCATTGATTTCTTTCAGCAACTGATGCAGTTCTTCCTTAGTTCTTGCAAGAATCACAATGTCATCCATATATCTGAAGTAATATTTGACATGCTTGACTTCTTTCATCCAATGGTCAAAATCACTGAAGTAATAATTCCCACTGTACTGTGACAGATAGTTTCCAATTGGAATTCCTGTGTTTGGGTCAATGTCTTCATCTAACAGATATATTGAAACAAGGTCTTCATCTTCTGCTGTGTTGATTGAATCAATGATTTCATCAAGAATCCAAAGAAGGTCATTGTCTTTGAACATCTTTCTGTATTTCTGTTTCAGAATGTCATGATTCACTGATTGATAATAATGTCTTGCATCTATCTTCAGACAATATTGACAGTTTGGAACATCATGTTGGACTGCTTTCTTTACCCTGCTAAGTCCTTTGTGAATTCCCCTGTCAGGTATTGCTGAAAAGGTATCAGAAATAAGGTGCTTGATTAAATATGGTTCAATTACCTGCAAGATTGCCCACTGTGCGACCCTGTCAGGAAAATAAGGAAGTTTATAAATCTTTCTTGTCTTCCCATGCTCATTTTTATAGAACACTTCATATTCAGATGTATGATAGGTTTTATTTATCAGCATGTCCTGCAATTCCTTCATGTACTTATCAGGGTCAGAATCAATCATTTGCACTTCTGCATACCATCCTTTCCCTTTCTTTGCATGTTGATGTGCTAACTTCAAATTTTCCATATCATAAATCTTTTCATATAAATGTCCATAACGCTTCATATAATTACAACCACCAATTCTTTCTGTCATTTTTGTATGCGTGTTTCTGATTCTTCAACTTCCTTTCAGGATTTACCAAAACAGATTCATTCCATGTGCTGTCATCAATGAATGACAGGCTTTTGTGTTTTGCCAAGTGGCAGGGTCAAGTAATTTCCACAATTTTTTTATATGAAAACAGACAGTCCTTTTGGACTGCCTGAAATCAACCACGCATTTACTAAGTGACTGCTGATATTACGATTACGATTCCCAACACTGTTATTCAAATTCCAATAGAAACTACCTGCATTAGAACCATTATTCCAATTACTGCCTAATTGAGTAATCTTGAAAATGTTTTTATTGTGTACAGATATAACAACAAGGTGGAAGATGTTGCCATCAACAATTACCTAACCCATATATTTAATTAAACAGTGACTGTTGGTACATACACCAAGCGACCGCTGAGATCACGAAAACGATACCCAACACCGTAAGTCAAACTCCAACAGAAACCACCCGCAACAGAACCACTATCCCAACTACCGCCCAAGCGAGCAATCCTATATCCATCCCAAGTGTTGTTCTGATAGTAGTAATCACCAACAGGTAATGAACTGTTTCCTTTGACTTCAGAAGGTAAGAACAACCAATCATACTTTGTGGAATATCCCATTGCTGAAACATATCCATTTTCTGATGGAAGTGCGAAACCAATATTTTCATAATTATCTGTTTTCTTAGATTCAGCATAATTGAAATCTTTGCACACATAACCTAAAAATGGTTTTCCAACTTCACAATAAAAATTGATTCCATATGCAAATTTCCAAATGTTACCCCAAAAGTTTTCAACACCACGATAACAAATAGAAGTTTTTCCATCCACTGTGTAGTCTATTGCTTTGCCACCTTCATATGTGGTTGTTTTTGTTGCTCTGCCTGTTCCATTACCAAGTGAAGCAGTTGAACCTGTTGCACCTGCATAAGAACTTGTTGTGTCAGAACCTGTTGTCCAAGGAAGATTGACAACACCCTGACCAATAGCAGTCTGAAGGTTCATCATTCCCATTTCAACAATCATCAGTAACTGTTCCATAGATGCTGTTTTAATTCCAAGTGAATGCCAACCTTCACCCCTGTTCTTTGCCATCTGTTCAATGTTTGGTCTTGTCAGGTTCTGTGATACACCTGAAGCAGGTCTTGCACCTGCAATGGAACTGAACTTGTCTTTGGAAGCATCCATGACCTGCTCATCATTTTTTAAATAAGCGTTTGCAGATGTGTCATAAATACATCCTTCATATGCTGACATAAGGATATAATCAACTTCATTTCCATTCTTGTCATAGAATGCAGGATGAAGTTTGAATCCTGCCCTTTGTGTTTCACTAATATAATAGTTTGCTTTTCTTAAATGATAACCATATCCTGTTTCCTGTCTGTCATATTCAAGTGGACACACAAGATAATAGAACTTAGGCTGATACACCATAACCTGACCATTTGAACCATCTTCTGTGTAACCTTCATCACCATAGTAAGCATTGATTGTTCCACCATCAGACACATTGCATCTTTTTCTTCCACCATACATGCTGAACTTGTCAAAGTCTGCACCTGCTGTCAAATTCTTTGCACCTGCTATTCTTGTGCAGGTCTTATTTTTGTAGTCCATTGTGATACCAAGAACATCTTCTGTTTCAATCATTCCAAGATATGCTCTGATATCTGTGACACCTGACAGAATTTCCTGTGCATTGAAGTCTTCACTTCTTAAAGCATCAAGGTTTGCTTTTGCTGAAATATTTTCAGCAGTAAGCTGATTGAATACATTGGTTGCACTGTTGGTTGTATTCTGAAGGTTTGTCTGTGCTGTTGATGCCTGTGCAATAACACCTGACAAAGATGACTGTGCAGACTGTGCTGAACTGATAACTGCATTCAGGTCACTTCTTGTCTTGGTTGCGTTACTGATTGCAGTATCAAGATTCTTCTTTGCAGTGTTACCTGTTGATGTACTTGTATCAAGGTTTGATTTAGCTGTCTTTGCATTGCTGATTGCAGTATCAAGTGCAGATTTAGCACTATTTGCTGAACTGATGGAAGAATCAAGATTCTTTTTCACATCATTTGCAGATGCTGTTGCAGTCTGTGCAGTTGATGTTGCTGACTTCAGTGTGCTTTCAGCATTATTTGCTGAAGTAGTTGCAGAAACCAAGTTGGTTCTTGCTGTGTTTGCTGAAGTAATAGCACTGTCAAGTGCAGACTTTGCTGTGTTTCCTTTGGATGTTGCATTGATAAGTGCTGTTGTTGCATCCTGTGCTGAAGCAACCTTTGCATCAAATTCTGTAACAGCTTCATTGACATCATCCTTAGAAGCAATAATTTGATTCTTGATGTCCTGATAACTGTTATTATCATCATTGACTTTGTTCAGTGCATTGATGATTGAACTTCTGACTTCTTCACCATAGACAGCATTTGCAATTTCATCTGTATAAGGTTTAATGTTTGCCATTATTCTTCACCTTCCTTTTTATCTTCTTCACTTTTCTGATTTTCTTCATTCATACTTGCATAGTCAGATGCTAATTCAAGATTCTTCTGTTTTCTGACTTCTGCAAGGATATCTGACAGAATTCCTTCTATCAAATAAGCAGGAAGATTTGATTCCTGAATAACTTTATTCACAGAATCAGTCATCCTGATTTTTGTATTTTCTAATAAAACTGATAATGGTATATTCATTTTTCTTCCAACCTTTCCAATCTTTCAATGACTTCTTGTAATGCCTTTGTAATGACAGGGATGATTGCAGTTTCATCAATCTGATAACTGTCACCTGTGTACTTTCCTTTTTCATCATGCTGTGCAATCTTTATGACATAACTTTGATTCAACTTTTCCATTTCCTGTGCAATGTAACCACAATCAACATGATAATCTTTATTCTTCCAATCAAATGAATAATGTGGAATTTTCATAATTTCATCAATTCCACTGATTTCAGAATCAATAATGTTTTTCTTCAGCTTTTTATCAGATGCCCATGCTGTCAATCCATAAGCACCAAATAATGTCTGAATTTCAACATAACATGATGACGTAACATTCCACACAAATCTGAATTTGTTACATCCTGATGCAACAGGTAAATTCCATACACCACCATCAGCAGGATAAAAGCAGATTGGTGAAAACATAGCTTCAAGAATAGATGCTGTTGTACCAATAACGAGTTTTCCACCTTGATGTCCAAAAATGTCTGTGTATTTGTTCGCTTCAATTCTAAGACCTGAAGCATCCAAATCAATCTTGCATCCTTTTGAATCTATAATGTTGACTGTTGAACCTGTGATTCTTGAACCTGTGATATTACCTGTAAATGTTCCGTTTTTAGCAATAATACTTCCATCAGTAAGCACTTGAAAGTTTTTGTTTGCTGTCACAAGACCTTCAAGTTTTATCTTGGAAGCCTTAATTGCAACTGATTCAGCAGATTGATTGATTGAACTGATTACTTCAGAATAACCAACCTTTTTCTTCACTTCTGAACTGATTGCATTGGTTGTAACTTCAATCTGTGCTGATGTGGAATAAGATTTCAATGCTTCTGAAATCAATCCTGAAGCTGTTTCTTTCGCTGACAGTTTGATTGAATTTGCAGATTGATTGATTGCTGTTTCAACTTCTGTCTTTGTCCAATAAGATTTCAATTCTTCCTGAACATCATTTTCAACATCTTTTTTTGCATTACTGATTTGTCTTTCAACTGATGTTTTGTATTCTGTTGAAATATGTTCTGCTTTGATTGCTTCACCTGCAATCAATGTTCCAAGAATCTGACCATCCATTGTCATTGCAAGTTCATAGCTTCCTTTGTAACCTGTCTTGGAATATCCAAGACCATTCAGATTCCACCGCCAAACACGTTTAGCAGTATTCTTATTATTTGTGTCCATGATAAGAAGTTCATCTGCATTATCACCAAGGACAACATGACCATTGGTTGCTGTTTTGATAAGTTCAGAAGCATTCTTCTTTGCTTCTTCAAGGATTTCAGACTTCTTTGGAAGTTCTTCAATCTTGTCTTTGATTGAAGTTATATTTGATTCTGTTTTAGTTGATAAACTATTCTTGGAATAGGATGTTCCAAGGGTCAACTTATTGTTTGATGGTTTATCCAAATAAATTGTCATTTCTGACACAGGGAAAAATCTATCAAGACCATTAGGTGTTGATGTAACCCTGATTCTATCAAGGACTTTGATTCTTTCCATGTCCACATGAAGCATGTGAAGGTCAACAGCAGATACTGTCAATGTAATCTGTGCAAACTGAATATCTGTCAGATATTCCTTCCCTTTCTTTAAAAGGTTATCTGCAACATGAACATCATCCCATTTGACTGTTTTGAATATCCATCCATAGCTTTTGACTGCTTCCTGTGAATACACATAATCAACACCACCATTGACATCTTTGATTGTCAAATAAGCATCAAGACCTTCAACTTCTGTGACATCTTCAAGTCTTGCACCAAGTGGAATGACTGCTGTGACAATGTCAGAAGCAACCATATCATGTGTGAAATCTAATAAGTTTGAACCAAATTCAATCACCTGTGTGTTTGTGTTTGGATAATCAGCAAGGTAATCAAGATATCTGACACCATTTTCTTTTCTGATTCTCAAATAACCACCATAGGTTTTCAATAGGTCTGTCTTGATGACTTCCAATGTGGATTCCCAATTGGTATATTTGTAAACATAATCATTTTTATCCTGAACAGTAACTGCACCAACTTTGAAGGTTTTATCAATGCCCTGATTCTTTACCTGCTGATTGTGGATGTTCACCAAGGTTTCAAGATAACCCCTGACTGTCAATCCCTGATATCTTGCAGGTCTTTGAATAGAATCGTTGAAATATGCAAGTTCACCTTCACAGATAACTTTCTTTCTGTTGTATAAATCTTTTGTAATTTCCACAACCCTTCCACAAAAGATTTCTTCATCACCATCATAAGCTGTGATGACTGAAGTCAATTCATTAACTTCTTCATAGTGTGGATGTTTTGGAAGAATACTGAATTCAAAAGACCCTGCTGTGTTTTCCCCAATCTTTACAATTGGGGAAATCAAAACAAGGTCTTCATCCCTTAAATCATACAAAGGGGAATTATTACAATATACACGATACATTTATAATGCACCCCCTTGATATTCAATTTTGACTGTTCCATTTCCCTTGAATGTCACATAATTTGTTCCATATTGAAGTCTGATTCCAAGAACCTGTGTTTTTCCTTTTGGAAGGTTATATGTAACACCATCAAATGTCACAGTCATTGCTGTTGAACAGGTGAATGTTGGTGATACAATCTTTCTTTGATTCTGCAAGTTGACCTGCAATGAACCATTGACTGTGACTGCATTCACCCTGATGAAACCATTCTGAAAACTGAATGTGTCCCACAACCATTTTTCACCATTTCCATTTATATCAAGTCTGTAAGGTTCACATTCAGCATCAATTGTGATGGTGCATAACCTTTTGGAAGTCTTGAATGAATTGATTTTGCACCTGCCTGTGTAATAATAGGCAGGGTCAAAATCCATCTGAATTCTTAACTTTTTACCATGAAGGTAATTTGCAACATCAGCAACTGTTGATGCCCAATATTTGTTTCCTTTCAGAACTGTAAAAGTAAACTGAAGTTTTCGTGTTTTATACTTGATATCATCATTTAAGACTTCTGACAAGTCAATGACACCATCAGCACCAATCACATCAACTTCTTCCAACTTTGGTTCAGGAAATCCAATATCTTTGTCAGTCAGGATTAGACCAAAGTCATCATATGAATTTTTTGTTCCAAATGTCACTGTCTGCATTATTGTCTTTCCTTTCTTCTTATAATTTTACCAAGTTCTTCATCCATTGCAGGTGCTGTTTCTGCAACCAATGCACCTGTGTCAAGAACCAACTGACCTTTGAATTTAGGAAACCATTCTTCAAAGATTGCAAATAACTGTTCAAACCAATCATTCAAGGCTTTCACAATTAAGTTGTCATGATGACCAACTGCATCCTGAATGTCATTCATCAGATTGCTATGTCCATACATAATTTCATCACCTGCTTCACCTGCACCTTTTGCAGTACCTGTGACAGGATTCACATCAAACAATGTTGGTTGTGTGAACATGAAAGGACTGTCCATAGCTTTCTTATACCAACTGATTCCAAAGTGTGGAACAGATGGTGGTGTCAAGCTGAAAGAACCACTGATTGAAATATGTGGTAATTTCAAATGTGGCAATGACCAACTGAAGTTCATAATTGACTTGATTCTGCTAATAGCACCTGAAACAACAGATTTACATCCATTCCAAATGCTTGTGAATGAAGATTTGATTCCATTCAATACACCTGTCACAGTTGATTTTGCACCATTCATTCCACTTGAAATAGTGGACTTAATACCATTTATAACTGAAGACACAGTTGACTTGATTCCATTCCAAACACTGCTGAACACAGATTTGATTGAATTCAAGATACTTGTGATTGTTGATTTTATCGCATTAAAGACAGATGAAATCACTGACTTTATTGCATTGATGACTGTTGTCACAACAGATTTGATTGCATTCCAAATTGTAGAAAATACAGATTTGATTGCATTCAGTGCTGTGCTGATGAATGACTTAATCGCATTCAATACAGTTTCAATCACTGACTTCAGGTCATTCCATACTGCCTGAACAATCCCCTTGATTGCATTCCAAACAGTTGTGAATACTGTTTTTACAACATTCAGACCAAGCTGAATAATAGATTTCACAAGTTCAATACCTGCTGAAATCAAATTCTTAATTGCATCCCACACTGTTGACACAATGTTTTTAATACCATCCCACACACCTGACCAATCACCTTTGATTAGTGCTGTCACTGTTTGGATGACTGCCTGAACAATCTTCAGTGCTGAATCAATAAATGTGCTGATATAATTGAATGCATTTGTTACTACATTGATAATATCCTGACCCCAAGCATCCCAAGCCTGTTTGACAAGCTGAATGAATGCTGAAATCAATTCTTTCACTGCTTCAATAACAGTGCTGATTGTTTCTTTGATGGTTGCCCATGCTGACTGAACAGTGTTCCTGAAATCTTCATTGGTGTTGTACAATGCAACAAAAATTGCAATCAATGCTGTGATTGCCACCACTACCAATCCAATAGGACTTGTGATTGCACCAAGGACACCTGATAGACCACCAACAGAACCTGACAGTGATGATATAGTTGATATAGCTGTTCCAATCTTACCAACCATTGAACCAATACCACTGATGATTTTTCCACCAATAATCAAAACAGGTGAAGCAACTGCACCAATTCCCATTGCTGTTGCAATCATTGTTTTAGTGTGTTCATCAAGACTGCTGAACCATGTTGTTGCCTTTTCCACAACCCCACACACTTTTTCAAGTGTCGGTGCTAAAGCACCAATGAATGCAGTACCTAATTCAATACCGCTATTCTTAATCTGATTGATTGCTTTGTGTGCCTTGACTGATGGTGTTTCTAATTTCTCCAATGCTTCACCGACATCATCTGTATCAGATGCCATTGTTTCAACTGTCTTGTTAAATTCATCAACACCACCATTCAGGATTGCAAGACCTGCCTTTCCTGCTTCAGCAGATGACCATAATTCATTGTAGGCAATACCATTTTCATCTGCATACTGCTTTGTGATTTGAAGAACATCAGCAAGTGACATTCCTGAATTCATGCATTCTTGGAATGACTTCCCTGTTTTTTCCTTGATGACACCACCAAGTGTTGTTCCTGAATCACCCAATTCATTGAACATACTGTTCATGTATGTGGTTGCTTCTGCTGTTGCAATACCCTGTTTAGTAAGTGAAACATAACCTGATGTTAAGTTGTTGATATTGACACCCATTGAAGAAGCTGTTGGAATAACTTTACCCATTGCAGATGCAAGTTCATCAACAGTTGTTTTACCTAAGTTCTGTGTTCTAACAAGTTTGTTTGCTATTTGGTCAGCACTTCCTGCTGATTTACCATAAGCATTCATTGTTGTTGTCAACACATCCACCGCTGTTGTTGTACTTGTGAAACCTGCTTTTGCAAGGTTTCCTGCTGTTTCAACAAACTTTCCAACCTTGTCCACACTCTGACCTGCTGACAGTGCCTGATATCCTGCTTCAGCAAGTTCTGATGCAGATAAACCTGTTTTATTGGATAGGGTCAAGAATTCCTTGGATAAGTCACTAACTGAAGTTTTGGAAGTATCAAACAAGGTTGACATCTTAGCCATGCCATTTTGAAAATCTGATGCACTTTTTGTTGATGCAGTCAATGCACCTGTCAAAACTGCTGACACAGGTGCAATTGCTTTTCCAAGACCTGTGATTTTGTTTCCTGCTGTTTCCATAACAGAACCAATCTTGGTTGCAAGATTCTGTGCTTTTGTATTGGTTTCATCAATCTGACTGTTTGCTTCTTTATTATTGATGAAGATACTTCCAACAAGTTTAAACAAATCCATAATTCAATTAACCCCCTTCCTTTTCTATTTCAAAACTTTGCATGATTTTGTAAGAATCTTTTATGGTTGCTTCAAGCTGTTCATTTGTTGGTCTTTCAATTTTTGGTTTATTCCCAACTTTCAAATCATGCTTGAACTGCTCAAATGTTCTTTCATCCCAAGGTGGAAGTTTGTGAATATAGAATTCCCAAAGTTCATTGTGCTGTTGTTTTTCATCAAAGACTTCCAAGAAGTCCATCAATTGTCCTGCACCAATCACCTTATCAAGCAAAATAAATGGACTTGCATATTCTCTGAATAGCAAGTCCATAAAAGTAAGATGGTTTACTTGAACAATTTTGAAACAACCTTGAAAAAATCCTTGAATTCCTGCTTCTGAACAACAGCAACAATCATTTCTGTGAAAGTTACCATGTCAAGGTTTCCAATTTCCTTGACTGTCATTCCTGACAGACCTGAAAGAAAAGTGTAAATTTCATTTTTGCAGGAAGGAAGATTCTTCATAATGATAGAAACAACTTCCATCACAACAGATACACCAAGCATTGTTGTAGCATCTGTGTTTTCATCTTCATCATCCTTCTGACTAATCATTGACTTCATGTCTTTGATTTTATCAGGTGTGATGATTTCCTTTAAATCCTTGAAACCAATCTTTGAAAGAATCCCAAACATTGGGAATAAGTCATCAGATTTCAGTGTTCTAAGTTCAAATTCCATTAGTCTTCACCCACTTTCTTTCTTGTTCTTTTTGCAGGTTCTTTATCTTCCTGCACTTCAATCAGGTGTTTTGAAACTTCCATGATTTCAGAAATTCTTTTGTCATCAGCTTCAAACACTTCACCAATCTTGTGAAGTTTCCCTGTGTATCTGTCATTGAATTCATTTATAACCTTTACTTTTGCCATTGTTCAAAACCATCCTTTCTAATTACGCAAGTGTTTTTGGATAATAAATGTGATAAGGAAGGGTGTCAAGGTCAGAATCAAGGTCTGCATGACATGCAAATGTATATGTTCCAACCCCTTCTTTCTTATTTTCACCATTTGATTCAAGTCCACTTGTACAAAGTGCATTGTCCATAATGACAATGATGTTTTTACCGCCTAATGTCTTACCAACAAAAGCAATATTCTGAAGATAATCACCATCTTCAACATCTGCCTTTGATTCAATCAGGTCATAATTGGTATCTTTGGAAGTCCCATCAACACCAATGATTGCTGATTTGATAATATCCTTTGTGATTTCAAGGAAATTGATTTCCATTTCAGCAGTTTCACCTGTCTTGACTTTAAGACCTTTTACCGCAACCATTGCACCATCTGCTTCAATGTCTGCAAATTCAGGTGTGATTGTAATCTTAGAACCACCCTGTGTTGCACCCATAATTGAATTTTCAAAATTCCATTTGTGGGAAGTATCATCATAAGTCACATTCTTATGAATCGTACCTGCACCAAACAAAATCTTTTTAGGTGTGTCGGATGTCACACCTGTTTTTCCAAACTTCGCCATGTTTTACACCTTCCATTCTTTTATTCTTAATGTTATTTCTAATCTATGAATACCAAATTCAACTGAAGGAACAGGATATGCTGTCACATACATGATTGCAATTCCTGAACCACTTTTCATGATATCTGTTATTCCATCACATCCAAGTGTGTCCTTCAGTAATTCCTTTACAGTTTCAAGATTCAGAAAACTTCCTTTTGTGTTACCTGTCAGAATGAAATTACATTCTTCCATTCCATCTTCATTCAATGGTTCTATTTCCTGATATTCACCAACCCAATATGTTTCAGGAATATCAGAAGTCCATTCCATGAATTCATAGGGAATGTTTAATGATTCTAACAGGTTGTTTATATAATTAAGACCTTCAGTTGTCATTATCAAACACCCCCAAAATATCTTTCAGCAACAGACTGAATCTTTCCTTCTGTTGCTGTGAATGCTCTGTATAAAGGTCTGTTTGCTGTTTTACCATTGGTATAATAAGCATTCAGTCCCTTCTTTCTCATAATAGCAACAACTCTTTTTGCTTCTTCCTTGGTGTATGTCTTTCCACCTTTTGGTGCTTGTGGTTTTCCACCTGTGTCAACAAAGACCCAATAACCTTTTCTGCCACCACCATTGATTGCATGTTCACCTGTTCCAAATTCTTCATAGATTGCATTCCAATAATCTGAACCAATGTGAACTGCAAGTGCATCTTCATCAACCTTGTATTGATAAGAACCTGCTGTCTGTGATGTCTTTCTTCTGCTATTTCTTTGTGCCTGTGACCTGATTTCACCACCAATTTCATGAAGAAAAGCAATTGCTTTATCTTTCAGTGCTGTTTTCACATTCACTGAATAACTATGGAATTCTACATTCTTAGACACCTAAACCACCCCCAACATACTGAAGCATGATTTCCAAGTGCTGATGCATTCCCATAGGGTCATCAATCATTAAGATGTGGTATTCAACCCCATCAATAATCATTCTTGCATTTTCAGATGTTGCATCAATCTTTGTTTCATCCTGTTGTGACTGAATAACACCTGTTTTCAGATTGAATGGATTCCAAACCCATTTCTTTGAAAGATTTCTGAAGGATTTAAAATCACAGATGAAAATATGTGTGGATGATTGCACTTTTGCACTGTATTCACTAATGTCATTTTGACCATTGGATAAGTCCAACCAACCTTTCAGTGATGTGACATCCATCCACACATGTTCCTTTTCACCAATGATGTTCTTTGTTCCTTCATCTTTCACCTGAATCAATGCAGTTGTATTTCCACCAACTGAAATCATCAGAATCTTGCTTTCATGTAAGGTTTTAAAAAACCAAGCAGGGAAACAGGATATCCCATCACTTGGTTATTTGCATCATAATCAACATAGGTCACAGAATGTCTTGACAGTGATTCAGATTTGATTCCAACCTTATCACGCATATCAACTTCATATTTCAGAAGATTGATGATTCCAACCTGAATATCTTCAGGATAGACAACTTTTGTGACCATGTTGGAATCAACAGTGAACACTTCTTTGTCAAGTCTTATGAAGTTCTTACCAACTTCAGTGACCACATACAGTCCATCATTCACTTCTGATTCTGAAATCTGAATGGTGTCACCCACTCTGATGAATGGATGACCACCAAAGATTCTGTCACCAAGACTGTTTCCTATGAATCTGATGCTTCTGTTCTGAAAATTGTTATTAGTGTACTTCCTGATAAGAAGTTCCAATGCATTCAGTTTCTTTTGAAGAATTTTTGTGTCCTGCCCTATGAAATCAGGCATGGACACAATATCATCAACTGATATAATCATCAGATTCACCGCCTTTCTTTACTTAGGCAGTAGGTGCATCACCCTTGAATTTTGCAACAACAAGTTTAGATGCATTTGTTACTGCAACACCATAATACTTAGAAGCAGTGATATCATGCTTCTGTTTCTTAGGAAACCACTCATGGTCAACCTGTGTATCTTTCTTTAAGAAGATAGTTAATGCAGGAAGTTCATCTTCTGTATACTCTGTTTCAGCAGAATCAGGTTCAAGTTTGATGATAGGATTTAACCAACAGTTGGTTGTTTCTTCCTGTTTTACTTTCTTGGATTTCTTAATCCAACAACCTGCAATCTTACCAATAGAACCATTGACTGCAACACCTGCTTCAAACTTATCAGCAGAAATGAAATCTGCATCAGTAAGAAGTGCTTTTTCCTGTTTCGGATGGATGAACATAACCTTTTCAATTCCATCTTCTTCATCTTCAAACTTAGTTACTGCATCAACAATTCCATCATAATTGACATAATTTGCTTTTTCATCAGCAGTAATGCATTTGTCCTTGGATGCAGTCATCTTTGCATAAATAGCATCAATAAGGTCATTGTCTACTTTACCAACAATTGATTTTGCTAACTGTAAAGTTGCCTGACCAATTGGATTTCCAAGACCACTGTTGATTGCAGTCTGTAAGATGGAAACAGCCTTCATTGCACATTTGATTGTAAATGTTGTGCTTCCTGCTGTAAGAATTGTTGTTTCAATCTCTGCATCTGTATCAGATGCTTTTTCAACATCAAAGTCTTCAGCGTCACCAATGTAATTCCAAGATGGAACTGTAATTGTGTCACCTGCTACACCCTGTAAATCTGTATTTACATGTGCGTATGGTGTAAGTTTACACTGTGCTTCAATCTTTGCTTCAATAATTCCACGCATTACTTCAGGATTGATAATGTTGGATAATTTAGTTGTTTTACTTGCCATAATTTTTCACCTTTTAACCTTTCTTAATCATTCATCAATTTGTTATATAATTCAGGATTTTCATTGAATAACTGATTTCTCGCCTGATATCCCATTTTGTTGAAGTCTTCCTTTGTGACTGTGTCTTTCTGTTCAGGCTTTTCAAGTTTCTTTTCTTCAATCTTCTTTGTAGAAGTTGATTCAAACTGACTTGGGAACTGTGTTTTCAGTCCTTTCACCTTGTCATCAAGACCTTTGACCTGTCCATCTTCACCAAGTTCAGGTTTCCAATCACTGTCATGATTCATTTTATAAATCAGATAATCAATGTCAGTTGCCTTTGCACCTGCTGAAAGAAGACCAATCTTCAATGCAGATTCTGTTTTTGCTTCAGCAAGTTCTTCCTGCTGTTTCTGAATTGTTGCTTCATACTCTGTAATTTTTGTCTGCACATCTTCCTGACCTTTAGTTGCTTTCTGAAGTTCTGCAATCAGCTTCTGTGATTCTGCATCCTTTGCAATCATTGCATCATGGTCAGTCTTTAATTTTCCATATCTCACATCAAGATTTTCTTCTGATGCAGTATAGATTTTGTTCTGTTTCATAGCATCAAGAATTCCTTTGACCTGTTCATCAGTCAAGTTCTGTGCTTTCAATAATTCCTGTAATGTCATTGTTATATTCCTTCCTTTCACATTTACAATTTTTACAAGTTATGTCTTGGATGTGACTGTCAGTCACTGATGTTTTACATGGTCACCCATGAAAATGACATAAAAATAAAGCAGTTTAATGTCTTACTTAGGACATAATAAAAACACCCTGTTTCCAAGGTGTTTAAATTACTGTGTTCTATCCATGAAGAAGTTCTTCCAATATGGATTTTCTTCATCAAAGATTTTCTTTTGTTCTAATGTCAATGCATGTGGGTAATCTCTGAACATATTGAATTCAGTCTTCTTATCAAAAGAAAACACCCATTCACCTTTTACTTCAGGATTGTTCAACCACCATATCTTGTCATCAGGGTTGTTCTTATACCATTTACTTGATTGTTCCATTTTTTCCCTTCTTCTGTGCAGAATCTGATGTGTTAATGTAACCAAGTAAAGATTTGAAATCATCTGTTGAAAAATCACTTTCTTCAATATCAATCATGAAATCATAAGTTGATGATGTTCCATAATCTGATGTGGAAGTACAACCAAACCTGTCATGAAGTGTACTTTTAGGATTTCCATTGAAATCTGTCCAACCACTATTATATGCTGATTGTAATTCTAAATATTGAAGTTTTCCTTCTTCTGTTTTTCTGACAATAGAAGCATGTTTTCCAACACATAAATAGTATTCTTTACCTGTTTCCACCTGTTTCAATAACCTATTACCAACAGTTAATGAACATTTTCCATCTGCTTTCAAGGTTTTGACTCCTTCAGTTTTTGATAAACCATTAAGATTCAGACCATTTGAAAAGAATTCCTGACTTTTGTTTCCCCTAAAATCAAGAATATCCCATCCCTGTTTTTGTCCAATATAAGCAAGACCAACAGAAGCACATGAACCTGAAGTTCTGTCACCACCTGCAAGAAGATTGATGATTTCTTCTTCTGTCACCTTCTTAATTTGATTCTGAACAGGATTGTAATCAACATTCATCTGATTCAATCTTTTGAAAAATCCATCATAATGTGAATCTTTTGAACCTGTCGGTTTAGGTAATGTTTTCAATTTCATTGTATCAGCATTACTTGGTAACTTCAAATACTTCTTTTTGAAGTCTTCAAAGGACTTTGATTTGTCCAATTCAAAGAATGATGCTCTGTCCTGAAGGGTTTTCAGTTCAGCTTCATCCAATGCCCATTTTGCCCTTTGAAGAAGCTGACATCTGCAATTGCAGACATTCCTTGCAGAACCACCAATGGATGGTGCTTTCATCTTTTCACCGCCAACTTCAAAGAAGTCATCCCATTCCCTGATTTGACCATCTGCTTCCTGATGCCAAGGTCTTGTGACTGAATCAAGTGTTGCATCCCATTGTTTTACAATGTCAGCACCCTTTTTCTTTGCTTCAGTACCTGCATCAAGGAATCCTTGCTGATTTACTCTGTGACCTTCAGTTCTTGCAATTCTCATTGCCATGTTCAAGGCTTTTGACATTGGATTGTTCATACCAAGTGCAATCTTATATGCTACCTGTTGCCATGTTTCACCATTTGCAATTCCCCTTGATAACTCTGCCCTGATGGTCACTTTCAGTTTTTTGACATCTTCAGCAAGCCTTCCTTTCAAGACATCACCTGAATGATACTTGGAAGACAGTTTTGAATCAGTCTGAAGTGCAGTCAGCACCTTCTTTTGGTCAATTGGAACTGTGATTGGAATTCCCTGTTTCTGCAAAGAATACATATTTCCAATATATCCATTGTGATAAGCATCCTGAAGATATTCATTGATGGTTTGATAAGACCCTTTGTTCAGCTTATCAAGAATACCATCAATCTGTTTCTTCATTGCTTCCTGATATTTGACCTGATAGATGATAGACTGAAGATTCTGCATATCAGTTCTAAGATTCAGGTCATTGATTGATTTTTGCAGGTCTTTTGATGCCTGTGCATATACCTGTTTCAATTCACGCAAGGTCTTTTGTTCCTGCTGAAGCTGATATTTAGCAATCTGTTTTTCAGTCTTATTCATCTATGTGTTCACCACCTTCTTCAGGAACAATCCCTTCCAAGGTGGATTGTGCAAGCTGATTATCCTGTTCTTCATCTTCAGGAAGTTTGTCTTTGATATCTTCATAATCAATATCAAGGATTTCACAGATGGTCTGAATGATTGTTTCATCATCAAGAACACCCTGAAGTGACAGGATTATATTGATTTGTATCTGCTGTTTCTGTGCATCAGTCAATTCAATCTGTGCATTATCCTGTGCATTGGTCATGACCTCACGTTTAAAATCAAACCACACATCTGCAACCTGATAATCAGTTCCATCAATTCTGTTGATTTCACCAATGACAACCTTCACAATCTTCTTCAGGAACTGCTTCATTCTGATTTCCAACTTGTTACACTTCAAATCAAGAAGTGCATATCTTGATTTGATAACAACATTGGTAACATTACCATCACCAAGCTGTGCAGAATTGAATCCCATTCCAAATCTGTAAATGTTCTTTTCATCTTCCTGCATCTTTGCCTGTCTTGCCTGATATGGAATATCTATTGTGTGGACTTCCACACCACCTTCAGGGTCAACACCAATCATCTTCTTGGTCTTCAGGTTCTGCTGAAGTTCATCAAGATTATCACCTTGGAAACCTTTGACAACATGCAATGGATAATCAAAATCAGCAAGGTTGTTTGATAAACCACATGACATGATGTCATAGTCATCAATCAAATCCTTGATTGGTTTCAGTCCTGACCATTGCTTTTTATTGTTGTCCAACCTAAAGAATGGAATAAAACCAAAGTTTTCATAATAGATGGATTCATCACCATCTTTCTTATAAATCACATGTGGTCTTGGATTGATTGGTTCTGATTCATCAAGAATCAGCTTTCCTTCTTCTTCCTGCACATAGAATGTTGTCTGATTTTCATCCCACACCTGAATTCTTTTGATGACCTTGTTTTCCTTGGTTAGCTTGTCCACATACCAATAAATCACATAGGCACATCCATCATCTGTGTCCTTTTCTCTGACTTCTACAACACCAAGGGAATCTGCACATTCAAATGACAGCTTTCCATCTTTGTTCATGTAAGCATACATATATTCAAATCCCTTTGCCATTGTACCTGTCAGAACATCATTCAATTCACAGATGAAGTCATCATCAAAGTATTCATCCAATCTTGTCTGAAGTTCAGGAATATCAGAATGGATGATTCCATTTTCACCTGACAACATGTACTGCACTGCTTGGTCAACCAATTCAGTGAAGAATGGATGTGAAATCTTGACATTGCTTCTTGTTGTGTCTTCCACTAACTTTCCATCAGCATTAAAATAAAACATTCTATAATGCATGATATCATGGTCTGCATCATAGTATTTTTGACCAATGGAAGCAAGGTTCTTCTTGGTTGACACCTTGTCTTCCTGAATAAACTTCAGAATTTCATCTTCCTTTAACACATTTCTTCACCATCCTTTCTAATACAACCAAGCATTTCCAATGATGTCATCTTCCAACCCATAACGCATTGCATCCATTAAGTGGTTGAAATCATCAATTGGTCTGTTCAGTTTATTTCCAAATTTATCTTTATCCCATGTATAGTTGGATATTTCTGTCAGGAAGTTGACACATCTTGGATGGACAATGATTTCAAGGTCTTGAATCCACTGTATTCCATTGTTGATGCTGTCTTTTCCTTTCTTTGCCCCCTTGATTCTTAGTCCAAGTGATTTCAATTCATCAATGGACTTTGGTTCAGCAGAATCACCTGTGAATTTCTCTTTTCCATATCCCATTGATGATAGTTCTTCATATATTTTTTTATTAGACAAACCTGTTTTATAAAGTTCATCCCACACATACAATTTCTTATTTTCCAAATCAAGAAACATGATTGGTGATGCTGAAGGGTCATTTGTATAACCAAAGTCAAGTCCACATCTTGTTTTGCAATTCCTTACATCATCAAGTGTGAATGCCTGTTCTTTCCAATTCTCATATACAAGACCATCAACAATTCCCCATCCACCAAGACCTGCAACTGCATATCTTCTTGGATTGTTCTTTTTCATCCTTTCAAACACCTGCAAGTCTGCTTTGTCCAACCATTCATTGCATAAATAGTTTGTAGTCAATGCAAGTGTATCAGGGTCAGGATTGTCAAAGAATCGTTTCTTCATCCAATGATGTTCATTCCAAGGGTTGAATGTCAGTGTTATCTGCTTCCATAGTCCATCAGGACATTCACCCCTGATTGATTCATCAAGCATATCAAAATCAGCTTCAGACATGATTTCATATGCTTCTTCAATCCACATCCAACACAGACAACCTTTATCAACTGCAATAGATGTGACTTTCAAAGGGTCATCCAATCCCCTAAAATATATCTTCTGACCTGTTGGAAGATATGTTGCTTCCAAAGGTGACAATGTGAACTGCCATAAATGGTCAACACCAAATCTGTGACATGCCCATTTCAAATCAGCATAACAAGAATCTTTCAATGTTCTGAAGGTCTTTCTGATGACCAACAGATTTGATTCAGGATATTTCATCAGGTTGTAAATGTACCAAAGTGCTGTTGTCTTGGATTTCTTAGAAGCACGACTTCCTTTTACAACTCGGTATCTTCCTTTGAAATTCCAAAACTTTTTATATCCTTTTCCAACGATATCAGGCAGGTGATAATATTTCTTATTCAAATTTATCACCTTCCCTTAACCTGAAACATCCATGTTCTTTGCATTTATGTACATCCATCAATCCCTGTGTCAATACACCATGATAATGTGTACAGTAAGCAACAGGATGATTGGTGAAATTTCCATCAATGCACCAATAAGAATTCTTGGTCTTTGGGACTTGATTCTTCTGTCTTTTTCGTCTTCTTTTTAGCTGTTCTTTTCTGTTGCCCTTTCCTTTCCCATTATTCCTGTGTTTATTCTTCAAGGTCATCTTCACCCCCAAACACAGGAATGGAAACATCAACTTGAATTTTGTCATTCCACATTCCAACATGCTTCCCTAATAATTCAAGTGCTTTTATTTTGGAAGCAAGTTTGACTTCCCTTTTGGAAGATGAACCATTCACTGAATCAGAATCTTCAACCTTGTATGATTCAATACATGCAAGGTCATCATCAGAAGCATTTGTATTTATTTCACCATCAGAATCAACAACATCTGTTATCTTAACAAATGCTATTCTTGCAAGTTCCTGAACAATCCTATCCTGATTGATTCCTGTTCTTCTGCTTCTTTCTGCCATTGCGTTAGCAATTGCTTCTGAAACTCTAGTTTTCCCTAGTAGTTCTGACCCCATCTTATCAGCATTTTCAGGTTTATAACCTGCCCTGATGCAAGCCTGTGTTGCATTCAGGTCAATCAGGTATTCTTCAACAAATTTCTTCTGTTTGTCAGTCAGCTTTCTTGCCATCCTGCAACACTCCTTTCTTTGTTATTAACCAACGCAAAAAGACACCTGCCCTTTTCAGGGTGGTGTCTTTCACTTATTTTTATTTATACTTATTCATCATACATATTATAACATATTCAGTTCACTTGTCAAGCATTATACTGAATTTATTCAGCACTCTATCCTTTTTTTTATATTACAAAGATTATTGTATGTTGTTCTCATTTCATGACAACATTGTTTCATAGAATACGCTTGAAAATAATACAATCTGATAAATTCCTGCTGTCTGATTGTATATAAAGCAAAGTTTACTTTTGAACACATATATTGATATTCTTTTATCAGATGTTCAAGATTATCCTTATCTTCAATCAATCTAATAATCATTTTTTCAAGTGAATCACCTGATGGACTTGTCTGAACACATTCCTTGTCATATCTGATTGCACCTGCTGTTGTAAATGCATCAATCTTCATCTGCAATTCATCAATGTCCTGTTTCAATTCTCTGATGTCATCAAGAATCAATTTTCATCACCGCCTGTCTTTTGTGTTCTTGGTGTTCTTGGTAAAACACTACTACTATATATTTATTTTTTTTTCACCTAAAATCATATAAATATATAGTAAAATACAATAAAATTACTATTTTTATTTAAAAGTGAAAAGTACCAAGAACACCAAGAACACCAAGAACAAAAGTCTTAAAACCCTTATAAATAAAGGCTTTTCGCTGTTCTTGCTAGTGTTCTTTGTTGTTCTTGCACACCCTTCAACCACTGCTGTGTCCTGTTCTTGGTGGTGTCAAAATTCTAAGCACCAAGAACAACCAAGAACAGTTATTTCATCAATTCCTGCATGTAAGGAAGACCACCAAGAACATCAATAAGCTGATGCCATTCATCCAACTTATGATGTGACCTTTGTTCAATGATTCTTGCAATCACTTCATAGTTCATCATAACTGTTCGCTTCTGATTATATGAACTTGGAAGAAGCTGAATCATCTGCCACCAATCAATTTTGTCATGATTCTGAAGGAAATCCTGTCTTGCATTATTGATTGCATCAATGACCATGTCCACCACAATCAGGTTAGTCTTGGAAAGATGTTCTGTGCTGAAATCCTGCAAGGTTAAATCCCTGCTGTGAATCTTATGCATGGTAGAACAACTATTTGCAACAGTTCCAATCTTGTATGTGTCAAATTCCTTCCACCAATACAAAGGTGCTTCAATATCTATCCATACCTGAATCATTCTGTCATACTTCCTGTGTTCTGTTCCTGCATTGAATAATGTTTTCATCAGCTTCAGGTCATTATCACCGACAGCATAACATCTGAAGTTGTCACATCTTCCAAGTCTGTCTTCTTTATTGCAGACACCCTTTTCTTCAATTAGTCCACATTTACCACAATCAACTGCATCATAACTGTCTGACTTATCCCAACTGTTCTTTGGGTTTCTCATTCCATGGATAGCAGGGTCAAAACCCTGCACATCCAAAATTTCACATCTTAACATCAATTCACCGCCTAACTAAAAATTATTAAAAATGTCAATAAAACCATACAAAATGAAGAAGTTTCATCATTTTTCTTTTCTAAATCACCATAAATTCCCCAAATAATGAAGATAAGTGCTAATTTTAAGAACATTAAATATCACCTTCTTTTCTGTGAAGTGACCTGTCAGCACTGAATCCTTCAGGATATCTTGCTTTCAGCTTGTCAATGTTTGTCTGCATTACATCATCCATATCAAGGTCAAGTGCTTCACATGCTTCAGCAATCATCCAAAGACAGTCACCAAGTTCTTTCTTGATATGCTCTTTGTCAAATTCATGTCCCTGATATACCTTCTGAAGAATTCCTGCAACTTCACCTGCTTCTGAAGTAAGTCCAAACACTGCGTGATGCAATCTTCCTTCTTTGTTGTCATATGGAATACTGCATGTTCTCATTGCTAATTTCTGATATTCTTTTCCGTTCATAACTACATTGATTTCCTTTCTTTAATCTCTGCCATCTTTGCACTGTTCAATCTTGTATCACCATGTACCCTGCTATAAGAAAGATATCCATTCATTCTGTCAATCTTTGTCAGGTTCGTTGAACCACACACAGGACACACATCCATTTCAAGTTCCTGATGTCCACAATCATCACAATATGCAAGTGATAAGTTCACACCTTCATAGAATCCTTTATCCATTGCCCTTCTGACTAATGTCCTGATTGCATCTTTGTTGTAGTCAATCGGATATCTTACATATTGGATTTTCCCACCATTGCATAAATCCCAAAATCTACCTTCCAAATCCTGCTTCTGAATTGGTGTGATGTCTTCAGTCACATGACAATGGAAGCTGTTTGACACATAAGGTCTGTCAGATACATTTTCAATCACACCATACATTTTTCTAAACTGTTCAATCTGAAGACCACAAAGTGATTCAGCAGGTGTTCCATAGATTGCATATAACCAACCATCTTCTTCCTTGAATTCATTCACCTTGTCATTGATATACTTCAAAACATCCAACGCAAATTGTCCATCTTCCACAAGGGATTTTCCATTGTATAATTCCTGAAGTTCATTCAATGCTGTGATTCCAAAGGATGCAGTCATTGGTTTCAGCAATGGTTTGATTTTGTCTGTTGGTTTCAGATGTCCACCATAGAAACCACCTTCACAATACTGAATTGGGTTTGTTGATGCTTTCATTTCACCAAGATAGTCATATGTCCTTTGATGAATCTTTCTAATCATGTTCAGATAATAATCAAGCACTTCATAAAAGTCTTTGCTTTCCTGTCTTGATTTTGCAAGAATCATTGGAAGATGAAGACTAACTGCACCAATGTTGAATCTTCCAACAAACACAGGTTTGTCTGATTTATCAGCAGGATGCATTCCACCTTTTTCATACCAAGGTGATAAGAATGCCCTGCATCCCATAGGGGAAACCACCCTTCCATATTTCTTATACATAGAAGCAACATATCCTTCACCTGTCAGTGACAACCAATCAGGATACATTGTTTTGGAACTGCATTCAATCCCTGCTTCAAAGACATCTTCATTGATGCATCCTTCACCATGCAGATTTTCATCATACAAAAATACTAACTTAGGGAATAACACAGGCTTTTTGTTTCCTTCCTTGCCCTGCCCCTTTGCATGAACTTCAAGGAATGTGATGGATGCCATCTTTCCAAATTCATCTGTTGCAAGACCAAATGTCATTGTGATGAATGGATAATCACCCCTGCTTGAACCAACTGTGTTCAGCTTCATTTCTATTCCTTGAAATCCCTGTTCAAAATCTCTTTTGACCTTTTGCATTGCATAGGTGTTTGCATTCTTTGATACATCATCTGAATCAAGTTCTGAATATGCTGATATCATCTGATAGTATTCATCAACATATTTCTTGAATGATTTCATCGCATAAGGTGAAAGAATCTTGTCCACTTCAGGAACAGTGAATCCACCATACTGCTGTGAAGCTGTTGAAAGAATGATGTCACCAAGTACATCAAAAGCAGTATCAAGGGTCTTTGGTTCGTTATACCAAATATTCCCCATTTCAAAACCACCCTTCATGACTGAACCAACATCACACAGACAACAGTTCATTGTGTCCAACCTTGCTGATTGGTCATGTACATATATGTAACCATCCTTACATGCTTGAAGTTCTTCCTGTGTCATAAAGAATTTTCTGTACAGTCTTTTATTCAGGTCATTGAATATCAAGCATCTTTTAGTTGCTACCAATGTGCTGTCAGTGTTTGCATTCTCTTTGTCACCAATGAATCTGATGGATTGTGATTTCTGATATACCTTATCCATCATGTGAACAAAGTCTTTTTTATAGTTGCGATAGTCTTTATATGACTTTGCAATTCTTGGGTCAAACTGTTCCAATGATTCTTCCACAACATTGTGCATGTCTGCAATTGGAATCAGTTCTGTGTTCAGCAATGACAGTCTTAATTCAACAATATCCTTCAGTCTGTCAAATGCTTCATCATCAAGGTCAATCATGACCCTTTTTGCAGATTTTGTGACTGCATTCTTTATCTTCATGAAGTCATAACCTTCATGCGTTCCATCTTTCTTAATTACTTTCATGCAGAATCACCTTTCCTTTCTTCAGTGATTTCTGAACATCAATCACCCTTTGATTGGTAGAACCTGCCCAAGGATAATTGACATCTTTCAATTCTTCAATGAATTCACCATCCACAAGAACATCAACATATTTCATCACTGCTTTCATATATTTGTTATTCATGATGGTTTCCCAATCATAGCCTGTATAAATCCAAATAGTCTTAGTTGGAAACTTCTTTTTGATTTCCTGACACAGACAGAAAACTGTTCCCTTGTTGGTTGAAAATAAAGGGTCACCACCGCTGAATGTAATTCCTGCAATGTGCTTCTTTTTCAGTTCCTTGAAGATTTCCTTCTTTGCTCTGATATCAAATTCAATACCATCATCAGGATTCCATGTCACAGGATTCTGACAACCTTTGCAATGATGACTGCATCCTGCCACCCAAAGAACCACACGCAAACCATCACCATTATTCATGTCATCTTTTGTAATGTTATGATAATTCATCAACAGTTCACCGCCTTTCCACCAAGTTCCACATACTTCTTCATGTACCAATCAGCTTTCTTCATATCTTCAGCACCATTCTTGAACACTGCCCTTTTTCTGTACTTCCATACATTCAACAGGCAAAAATGCTTGACTGCTGTTTTTCCAAAGATTGCTATCATTTCATCAATACATTCCATTCCACCATCCTGACAATAGTGGGATGGATGATTGACAACATCTTCTGCAAATGATAACTGACCATCTATTTCTTCATGTAATTCCATCATCCATCATCCTTTCTACTTAATAAAAATTATTGCTTTCTTACCATTCAATCTGACATCCTTCCTGTCACATCCAAGGTGTTTCTTAATTTCCTTGGTGAAAGTCTGCATTGCAATTCTTGTGAATCCATTTTCATTGCAGAATGTGTCATACCTTGCAAACACTTCTTTGGTTTCATGGTTCAGGATTTCATCTTCTTCCACTTCTTCCAAGAATAGAAGAATTGGATTGTTGTCTTTTTCAAAGTTGTCAACTTCATCCTTGACCTTCTGTGATTCTGTGAATCCCTGATTTGTCAGAACTCTTTTCAATCCTTCAATACCAAGTTTTATCAAGTATTCTGCAACATCCTGTTTCTTTAGCTTCCAAGTGATTCCTGCATCAAAATCGTCATCATCCTTGCTGAATTTAGCATTGAATGGAATGATAACAAGTCTTCTTTTGATTGCTTCAAATCCTTTGTTTCTCATTCTTGGAATCTCATTTGCACTGAATAACAGCTTGACTGTTGGTTTGAAGAAATATGCATCCTGACCTTTGTTTTCTGCCTTGATATCATTTCCACTAACAATCTTCTTGAACTGTGCAATCACCTTTCCTTGCAGGAATTCATCACTGATATCATCACCAATGTTTGCAAGTTTTCCAAACATGGTTGTTGTGCTGAATCGTTCACCAAGTTCATCCATATCAAGTGATACATAGTTTGGTCTTCCAAGCACATTCTTCACCATATCCAAAAATGTTGATTTACCATTTGACCCTGAACCTGTCAGGAAGAATGATTTTGATAATTCATTTTGTCTGAAGAAGCAATATCCAATACATTCTTCAAGTAACGCTCTGATTTCATCATCCTGACAGGATAT